TCTCAGGTCTGTACGGCTCGATGTGAGTCGTCTGCTCTACGAAGGCGATAGCCCTGTTTGTACGGAGCTGAAGGTAATAGTTGCCGCTTCCGTCCTTTGCGACGTTGTTGGACATCTTGAGGTTGATGCTGCCGTACTGTCCGACCTTGCCGTTCCTCAGCACTTCGCTGTTGTCCGTATCGATGTGGATGAAGTTCTGTCTGAACAGTGTGTTGACCCACGGAGGGATGAACAGGTCGAGCGGTGTAGTCGGCTTGACATCGTTCTCGTACAGTATCTGCTGTGCGAGGTCAACGACTGCAAACAGGTTGTCCTTTGTGAGCGTCACTACGTTGCCGCTGTTGGCGATAGCATTGTAGGACTGAACGCCCGTGGTTGCCTTCACGAGGTCCGCAATGAACTTGTCCTGCTCGTCTGCGAGTCCTTCGGAAGTCTCGCCCTTGAGAGCCTCCATGACTCCGCCTGCGCCCTGTGCCTCATCGATATCGTCTACCGCAAAGTTGAAGGTGGAGCGGTGGTCGATAACGAGTGATACGGTGCTGTCGGATACAGTCTCAGGATCGCTGAGCACCTTGCTTCTTGAAGATGCATCGAATACATCGGTAGTGATAGTCGGCTTGCCGATGTTCTTGATCCTCACGGTGTCGCCGAGGTTCTTGATAACGCCCGTGTATTCCTTGTTTACGCCGTCAGCGAAAACATGGAGTCTTTCGAGCTCCTTCTGGATACCTTTCGCCCAGATCTTTTCTTTGAAATTATCGTATGCCATTGTGCTTTGTCCTTTCTTGAATCATCTGTGTTTACAGCTTTTTCAGCGACCGCATGGCCTTCTCGAATATCTCGGGGTCGTCGAGATCCTCGTCGGTCAGGTGGTCGAGGTCTTCGGATGTGTAGTAGTCGCGTTCGACACGGTTGTCATCGACTCTGCCGATGGCATCAGGGGCATACACCTTCTCGCTGTTGTTCATGGCGAGCGTCGCGTAGTACGCTTCTTTGGTGGTGCATCCCGCCGCTATCATGTGCACGAACGAGTCTCCCAGTTCATCCAGTGACTTGACGTCGGGGTCAATCTCCTGTACCTCGCGCAAGCCCTCCTGCATACGCTTCTCGATCTCCATGTTGAGCATCATGTCGCGGAGCTCCTTGTTCTCCTGCTCCATGCGCTCATACTCACGGTCGCGCTCCCATTCCTGCCGGTATTCTGCAGGATCGCGCTCCTCTGCGTATGCATTGGCATTGATAGATAATTCTTCGGCCGACTCTCCGTCGAAGTATCGGGACAGTGCTTCACGCATCATGGCGTTCTCCCTTTCGAGCGCCTGGTTGTTCCTCCGCATCTCGGCGAATGCCGCGTCTGCATCGGAGCGTCCGCTGTCCTCTTCTTCGTGGTAATTGTCGTCCGCGTCAGGTTCAGCGACTTCCTGAGTTTCTGCGCTTTCGAGAGCTTCTTCTGTTTCAGGTTCAGCGACTTCCTGAGTTTCTGCGCTTTCGATGTTTTCGTAGTTCTCGTCCATCATCTTCCAATTCCTTTCTTATTAAGTTGTTGTGTGTACTTCCCTATACGACCTTGAATTTCCTCCGTTCGGCCGCATAGTATGCATCGAGCTTCTCGGCAGCCTTCTTCTCGTCGGCCACTTCCTTGCTCGTTTTGCCTTTCTTCTGCGGTGCTTCCTCCCATCCGCACCAGTTCTTGAGAGCGAAGTTGGTCACGTTCGACACATACTTCTTCAGCATCGCGCCGCTCGCGATGGTGTCAGCGCACATATCGCGCATCTGTCTCGATGCGGTCGGATGTCCTCTGAACCATTCGTGTACGTCCGCTCTAGGCTTCTCTATGTAGTCGGCAAAGGCGGATATGGTCGGCACGATGCAGTAGTCATCGGCCTCCACGCGCTTCAGGAACTGTTCGAACCTGCCGAACATTTCATGCTCGCTTATGCCTTTTACGCCGCTCATCAGGTCTTTTGCCGTTATGAGCTTTTCAGCCATTACTGGACCACCCCCTGCTGTGCGAGCTGACTCTGCACTGCCTGATAACTGCCGCCCGAATCGCCGCCGGTATTCACGCCCTGGGCGAGACCGACATCGACAGGGTTGCCGAATTCATCAACGACAGGCTGTCCCTGCTCCATCTTCAGCCTGCGGTTCTCGACGATGCGCATCAGCACATCCTTCGGTATGCTCGAATGCTCCGGATATGCCTCCGCGTACTCCTCGAAGGTCAGCTTTCCGTTGTTGAACAGATTGGTCAGCTCCTGCTGCGAAGCCATCTTCGACAGCGATGTATCCTCCGCTATATCGACTCTCACGTTCGGCTCGACCGATGCGATCTCCGCCGCAGTGATCGAGATGCCGTCCCATTCGATGCCGTTTGGGTAATAGACCTTCCACAGCTCGCACCACAGGAGAGCGACATTCTCTATGAAGTCCTGATACATCTCCTGCTGCTCGTTCAGCGGAAGCTGCTGCTGGTCTCTGACCGTCTGCGCCGCCGTGCCTGATACCCTTGAGAGGTCGATATTTCCAAGCTGTGCGTCGGATGCGCCCGCGAGCGTTCTTGAGTTGTTCAGAAGCTCGTCGCACAGGGTCTGCGCGTCAGGACTCATCGACTGCGGAGCAAGATATGCCACCATATTCCCTATAGCCTGCGCATTGCCGCCGTTCAGCTTTATCGCCGCGCCGACTTTATTCAGGTCCTCCGGGTTCTCGATGCTCGCATCGTCGTATGCAAGACGCGGGAAAGCGCACTGCTTGCCGGAGATAGCCCTTCTCGCGAGCATCTTGTTCAGTTCAAGCTGATTCGGTATGAGCTGTTCGACCTCCGATACGCCTCTGGCGCTGTTCGGCGTCTCTTCCCATACCATCGGGACTATCGGATACATGGTCAGACCCTCTCCGAACGGTTCGCCGCGCTTCATCTGCTGCACCGGATGCAGTTTTTCGTACATGACCTCCTTCGTGCATCTCGCGATGGATACGACGCCCGTTTTCTTGTCTTTTTCCATGTATAAAAGGCTCGTTACCTTGCCTTTCACCTCTTCCTTGTTGAGAAGAGTGTCCTCGGTCGACCGGTTAGGCGTTATCAGCTCTATCTGCTCCTTCGAAACGCCCTGAAGCCGCGCTCTTTCGCGGACTGCCTCGACGTCGAGCCGCTCCTCGATGATGATCCACGGCTGTTTCTGCAGGTCGCAGGTGTTCTCATCACCGAGATGCATCTGCGTATTGTGCAGTACCTGCGGTTTTTTGCGTGTATCGCCGCCCTCAAGCCATGCAAGATACGAATCGCCCTGTATAGCAGAGTGCTGAAGCCCCGTTTTCGACTGTTTTCTGTTCTTGCCCTTCTCCCATGAGATGGAAAACAGGCTGTTCAGCTTGCCGACGATCTCCGATGTGGAGACCATTTGAGACCCGACCGGCACAAGTCTTTCGCCGTTAAGGTCTGAATACAGGGCTGTCACGATGGTCGATGCGATCGAGGACACCTTGTACTTGACCGTAGGCTTGATGAAGTTCATCATCGGAAGGTCTTCCATGCCCTCGTGGTCGTCCACGGCCTCCCACTGCTTGCCCGAGTACATCAGCCAGTTCTTTTCAGTGCGTGTCAGGATGCCCTTCTGCCGCATATAGGTGCTTGATTTCTCGAAGCGCTCCCAGATGTCGAATAAATCAGTTGTTTTCATGTGTTACACCGTTGCTCTGTCAATGCGTTCAAGCATTATCTCGTCCGCCGTCGGCGGCTGCTTTTTCGGTTTCTTCCTGAAGATCTTCTTCTGCGCGTTCACGTTGTAGCCGACAATGAATGCCGCTATCGTGCATATCGGCAGCAGTACCGCCAGAATCAGCAGGATTATCAGCTCCATCAAACGACCCTTACCTTTCCGTGTCCCGTGTTGCGGTTCATCTTCTTCGCCCACATCGGGAACATATCCGCGAAGTAATCGCGCTCCGTCTTTATCTTTCCGCCGCCGCGCTGATAGATGAGCCTGTTCAGAGCCTGCGACATCGCGTCGACCTGGTCGTCGTGCGCCGCGTTCGGGAAGCTGCTGCACTCCTCAACGAAGTCGCCCGTGAAGCGCTTGCTCTTCGGCAGCCATACATTCCCCGATTCGATAGCGCCGAGCACGGCCTGCACTCTCGCCATCTTCGAACCGATAGGCTGTACGGCTATCACGCCGGTCATCTCATAGCGGAGCATCCGTATGATCGCCGAGCCGTTCGCCCTGTCCTCAACCAGAGTGGTCTTGCATTCCGGATACAGACCTCTCAGCCGCCGGATCTCCATGATCGTGTCCGGGAACGACAGGTGCTTTTTCACTGCGTCTATCAGATAGATGTTGCCGCCCGTCTTGCCCCATACCTGTATGGCGACAAAGTCGGACTGATCCTCGTCCTTGAACGCCGCGTCGACCGACATCACCCATGTGTTTATCTGCGGCAGCTCGCCTTCCTCGTAGAACTTCCACCAGTCACGGCCGATAATGTTTCCCTCTGCCGCGGTCGGTCTGCCCTGAAACAGCGCGTTCCATGTCATCGAACCTTCAGTGGAGACAAGACCCTTCTTATACTCCGCGAGCCATGCATTGCCCTTGCCGATCTCCGGGCAAAGAGCATCGCCGACCTTTCTGTGACAGCGGTTGCCGTCAGCATCGACCCATGCGAACGGTTCGTTCTCGTCCTCGCATTCGCACGGAAGATTCAGTACCTTTACGTTCTCTTCCGTCTGTATGATGCGTCCCGCCAGATCGTCCTCGTGCCAGCGCGTCATGATGACGATGACCTTCGCGCCCGGCGCGAGTCTGGACTTGTACGACATCAGCCATTCTTCGTAGAGCTGATCACGGCGCGATTTACTGAACGCCTCCGACCGGTTCTTTACCGGGTCGTCGATGATCATCAGGTTGCATCGCTGTCCCGTTACACCGGTGAGACAGCCCCTCGATATCATTCCGCCGCCGCCGCGCAGCGGATCGCTCTCATCAGGAGCGATCATGAACTCGACCGCACGGTTCGGGTCTTTCGCAACATGGATGCCGAATATCGATTCGCCGAATTCCTCTATCTTCCGCTTGTTCGCACGACCGAACTTGATAGCGAATTCCTCGTTGTACGAGATCTCGATGATGTTCCGGTCGGGATGCCGCCCGAGATACCACGAAGGCAATGTCTCCGTCACGCTCTGGCTCTTGCCGTGCTGCGGAGGCATCGATATCACAAGGATCTCGTAAGGCTTGTCCGTCTCCCGCTCCACGAAGTTCTGTACATACCTGGTAAGAAACCGGTGAAGCGGCGTCTTTATCCATGCCCCGTGATGCACATGCGATACATATTCACAGTAGTCTGTCTGCAGCACCGCTCTGTAGGCGTCTACCGCACTGACCTTGCCTGCCATTGCCAACCTCGTTTTCAGAATTTTTCAAAATTTTTTGACGGTCATCAGACCCACTTCTCCCGACTTGGGGATGTGCCCCCAGCGGAGCGTCCTTGAATCACCGCAACAGAAAACCACCCTTGCGGGTGGTCTCTGTGTAGGAGAGTTGAATGAAAGAGTCCTGCATCCCTGATGCTTGTTTTCAGGTGCCTCTCGATCTGCGGAAACACTTTTCAGGTGTCTCTCGATCTGCGAACACACTATATATATATATGTAGAGAGTGACGCCTGCGATCGGGGCGGAACGGGTCGCCCTCCGGCCGCGGCTCCGGTGGGGGTGGGACTCCTCAGTGCCACCGGCCGCCGCTCCTCTTACTTAATATGTGAGGGGGCGAGCTCCATTGTGTGAGGGTATGGAGCCCCTGCAGGTATGCCCGCCATGATCCGGTGCCAGCCCGGATATCCCTATCCCGCATCGGCATGCGCTGCCTTTTTCCGTCGCCCGGGTCAGTTTCGTCGTGACATGCTGGGGCTGCCGGCGTGGTGGGCATCCCTCTGCTACTTGTAGTATAGATAGCGTTTTCCGCATCTTGTC